AGGGTACGACATCATTTTCAAAACTGTAAACCAGTTATACCTGAGTGGATCAGCGCGAAGTTATCAAATCTGCACGGTATTGGTATGATGAAGCCAATGCTTTGATGAGCATCGAAACATAATCTCGTTGATTACGACCAGAATCAAAAGGTTTTGAAGGATGCAAACAACCAGGACCTAGCACGTGAAAATCTCACAATCCAAACTGATCGTTTTAAGCCATCTATGCCTTTTAGAGGAAAGAGGACTGCACACGTTAGCGTCATGAGGACTATGGTTCGAGAATTGAAATCTATATTCTCTGTAGAAGGTAAAAGATTAAGCCCAGTGCGTAATCCTGAAATTATTTGGACTATGATGAATAAGCAATCAAGTTCCGGCTACCCGTACATGGATAAAAAGAAATTTCATAGACATACAGTTTACGATACAGTAAACAGTATCAAGAATGGGACACTCGATCTGGAGATATTTACTCGTCCGTGTGTTGTACATCGCATTTTACAGCCTGGTAACGGTGAGTGTAAAAACAGATTTGTTTATTGTGTTCCTATCGAAATAACAGTACTTGAGATGTATTTTGGCATTGACTTAATATATCAATTTCAACGTAATAGCGAAACACCTATAAAGTTAGGTTCTACACAGACTGAACTTCATAGCTATATAATGAAGGCGAAAAAGGGGAGAAAATCTGCTGCTGGCGACTTTAGTAAATTCGATTCTTCGTTACCTAAATGACTTATGTATACTGCTTTCCATTATATCAAATGTATGTTAGATTTAAATGATTATGAAAGCAAGATTTTCGATTTAGTGGCAGCTTATGTTATTGAAAGTAACATCTTCCACCCGCATACAGGTTACGTTGTACGTGGTAAAGGACTTATTTCAGGTTCTTTTTATACTAACCTTATTGATAGTATTTGTAACTGATACGTTATGGAGTACTCAATACATGCCTGTTGCAGCACTAGACATCTGTCGTCGGTTTCTATCGATTATAGTGTGTCAGGTGATGATTCAGTATTTTTCTATGATGAGTTAGACCTTCAGTGTCTTTCAAACCGTGTAAATTATTATTTCGGAATGACTCTAAACTTTCCTACAAAGTTTGTTTTCGGAACCAATGTCATGAAGGCCCATTTCCTAGGTAGTGTGTTTGGTCTCTCGGGTCCAATTCGGGATATTGATAAAATGATACTTGGATGTATAATGACTACACACAAATGGCCAAGGTTTGAGAGCACTGAAGAATTAGTTAAGTCACGCTTGTTTACAGTTTTTGGGAATGATTGTAGGCTAAATCGTTTTTGGAAAGAGTGGGGGTTTGGTGAACTAAAAGGGCAACGTATTTACTCTTTTGACACTCCTCAGACTTGATTGAATCGCTTCCGTTATAAGAGGCCAGTATTTGAAAGTGGTATGGTGACCGCTACTGAGCATCCTTGACGGGAGCGATAGATGGAGGTTGTAATTATTAGTTCGTAATGGAACGCGGTC